GCATCCGCAAAGAACTGCTTGATCACATCCACATCCTCAGTGTAAGGCAGGAAGCTAAGCTTACGAGGCAGGCCATTGAACCCGTTGTGACTAGGCTTGTCTATGACGTTGATACGTAAGCTCTCCATCCAGTGCATGGAGTGGGTGTTCAGGGATCTGACCGCTGTGTCATGGTTGCCCACTATAGCGTACGCATGACCCGGCTTGTCGTGGTGCTGCATGATACGCCACCACCCTTCGTGTGCTACCCTCAGCACGGCGGCATCGATCTTCCCATGTGTGTGAAACAGATCCCCACAGAACACAATCTCATCTACCGGGTTGTCATTGAGGTAGGTATAGATCTGTTCGAACACCTTGGCCCCATCAATCAACCTACAGTTCACACCCTTGAGGTCCCATGATGGGTAGTCTACAAGGGTGGATCCGTAGTTGTGGTTGTGTAGGTGTAGGTCTGAGAATATCAGGATCTTCATATACTACTCCACTTCCCCATGGTCCCTTCATCGATGCACCAATCAACGAACTCTTGGTACGCTACGTAGAGCCCGCCGTGCTGCATTACGATGGAGGGCCAGTCAACTCTAGGAAACTCCTGATCGTCCAGCGTGTAAGACTGGGAGCCCTTCGTGTGTCGGACCCAGCCAGCCTTGATCCCTGCGTCCAACAGGTTCCCTTCTGTGTCGAAGCCGGAGGTGTTCAGCAGGTTGATCTCTTTGACCTCAGGGTATGACATGCACGAGCCCTTCAGCTTCTCTACCTTCAGCTTGATCTTCTGGCCGATGCGTCGTTTGTTATCCTTCGGCCCTTCAGTGAGCCAGCCTAGAGGTGCGAGGTTGATACGCACAGTGGAGAACAGCTTGATGGCGTGGCCACCTGCGGCCTCACTCTGCTTGGCGAACTGAAACTTGGGGATGGTACTGATGGCGTGGTTGATCATGATGAGATTGACGTTGGCCTTAGCGAGGTCCGCTGTGATCCTCCGCATCCCACCTCGGATAGCCCGTGCGTCCTGGCCTACCCGCTCTTCCTTGCCCATCTCATGCTTCTTCATGAACTCAGTGGCTGTCCCAGTCACTGAGTCAACAACGATCACGAAGGGTGTGCTGTCCTGAAAGTCCAGCCTACCTTCTAGTATGGCCTGGATCGTACGGAACGCTGCCTCGATGGAGTCAACGTCTGCTATCCCAAAGTCTACGTCCGGATCAATACCACACTGTCGTGCGCGGAACTCATCCCACGACTTCTCAGTGTCGATGAAGTATCCACCGCCACCCTGGCGTTGTGCTTGGGCTATGGCCTGATACGCAAGCGTCGTCTTGCCGCAGTGTTCGAAGCCGAACAACTCGACACACCGACCAGCAGGCCACCCTGGCTTGGCTATGTTGAAGTCTAGCTCGGGGATACCTGTGAGGATACCGAAGGGTATGTTGCTGCTGATGCTAATGTCTCCTGCTTTATGAATAGAAGTGAGGCCGTCTTCTTTGGTTGCCTTAGCTACCGCTTTGAAGATCGAGTCGAAGTTGCTGCTCATTTATGAAACCTTTCCCGGTTGAAGTTCCTGTACTGCCCATCGGTCATGCGCTCAGGGTGTGCCTCTAGCTTCATCTGTCTCCGGTGGTCGCGCCAACAGCTGAAGGCAACGGTCCCCGGAATACCAACGGCAAGACATACTGCCAGTATCTCTCCCCAGTAGGTACACACGAACTCTATCATGCCATCAACCGATACTTGAAGAGGAAGAGCACGGAGGCCAACACTGTGACCCCCGCGCTTGCTCCTGTAATCAAGCCATACGTGAACCCGGCTCGATAGTCAGACATTAGCTACGATCCTCCGGCTCGTGTGTTTGTACCGCGTCCAGCAGTTCTTCAACTGTCTTGGCAGGGTATACTGAGTTCAGATCAGTAGGCTCACCAATCTCGTAGCCCTCAGCAGCCAGCTTCTCAAAGATGTTAGTACGAGTAGGCACCGGGAGGGCGCTGTACTCAGTACCGAGCCGACCTTGACCCTTCCGCTCGATGCGGAAGTCGATGCCGGATTTGAGATCGGAGATGTTTCCCCAATCACCAGCCGGATCGTTGTCGTATTCCATCAGTTGCTTGAACACCTTGACACCTGACTTGATCACAACGATACCATCCTTCAAGCTCTTGCTCTCCGGACTGTTGTAGATGTATGCGTTGTACAGGTAGGCTTTCTTGGCGTAGAGATCCTTAGCAAGCAGGATGCTGGCCTCAGTCTTCTCTGCATATAGGCGCTCACCTTCCTCACAGATAGGGCACTCAGTACCGCTCAGAGCCTTGGGGCAGGTGAACGTCTGGAACTTACCATTCGGACGGATCCCGTGTTCCTTGTACTCACGGAACCATGATGGTGCGCTCACATGAGGCGGAAGGATACGACAGTGAGTGACACCTGTCTTCAGGAACACAACCTTTCCCTTGCTGTCATCTCCAGAAGTCTTCTTGGCCTCAGCATACGCATCAGCCATGAAGTCCGGGTCAGCTTCTCCGAACCCAGAGGGTAGTACATTCTCGTCAATCATTTACTTCTCCTTTTACAGTGCTGCCTTGCTTAGCAGCGTGGTCAAATAGATGAGGCACCGGGTCGGTTCACTACTAAATCCAAATGCCTGGATCAACACGGCACAACCGACAAGCATAGACCCACTCCGGCCGAAGCTAGGAGAGGCTAGTGGCTTAGCGAGTGATTTCCGGTACCTCATCTTACTCCCATTATATGTTTTCTCATCAGAGAATGCCAGTTTAATTGATGGGGCTATTCATTACTCGGATCTCTTCCTTCTGCTTGTAGCACAAGGCGATGCCGATAGAGGCCTTCTCACGTAGCGCCCGGTAGAATCCATCGAGCGTCTTGTGTTGAGCATCTGCTTTATAGTACGATGTCTTAGCTGCCGCTACTGCCGGTGACAGAACGATGCGCTGCTTGATAGCAGGCTCAGTGATCTTGTCGCCTGCGTCAGACGCAGCCTTACGGATGTTCAGATCCTCCTGTGCCTCAGCCCTGTCCGCAGCCAGCTTCTTGTTAGCTGTATAGGCTTGAGCTTCAGCTGCGATCTGCGCGTACTGTGCAATCTTATGAGGCAGGTGGCTGAGGTCCTGATCCAGTGTCTCATCCGTGAGCCTCATGTCCGTGTCGAGGTCCAGCTTGAGGGTTGTGTCCTGCAGAAATACTTCAAACATGCTTATCCTCCCAGATATAAACCACACTCTTAATGGGCAGTTCGTGATCAACTCTCAACGGTATCAGTTCGAATGTTGTGTCATCTCCTACTGAACCGATCACCCCAGTAGTCGCCTGTATCTCTTGAGCGATATCCTCTGATACGTACACCCCCGTAAAGACAGGTGAGTAGCCCAGCGCTCTGAAGATGCCTCTCTTAGTAGCACGGATACGACGCTCCCAATCCGTAGAGATTCCTAGTAAATCAGTCATTCGTTTCTCCTTCAGTCAGCAGCTAGCTCTGCCTCTGTCCAGCTGTTACCTACGCCCACCTTCATGGTGAACTGGAACCCACCGAACTGTTCGATGGGCCTACTTGCAAGCTTCTCTAGCGTGGGTACGAACCAATCGACATGCTCGTCCCTTACCTCCCATGCCCCGGAGTCATGCACCGTGAGGATGAGGAAGGCATCTTCCTCTGATAGCTCACCTGTCTTAACCTTCTCGATTAGGACGCCATCCATCTCGTTGAGGGTACGCACCGTAACCGAGTTAGCAGGTGACTGAACGCTTCCGTTCACCGCTTGCCGCTCAGCGTTGGCCCTGGCCCACTTGTTGCCAGACACCAGCGTGCTGCCCATGTGCTTGAACCTCCCGAAGGGGGTGATGAGTGTGCCACCCTTGGCTGATATCTCAGCCACGGTGTTCTCAAAGTACTTGGCTACGTCAGGGAACCGTGCATCCAGAGATGCATATCCATCCATAACCATCTGATTTGTAACGGGATGTTCCTTCCCGTTGCTATCCTCCCATGTCTCCTTCATCAGAGAGTCACCTTCCACCGCACCGTACACCCGGCTGAAGTTGACGGGTTTAGCGAGGTTGCGGTTGTGCTTGCTGACCTCCTCATCCTTGATACCAAGGAAGGCAGCAGCCGTAGCTATATGGATGTCTCCACCCTTGCGGAAGATCTCCAGCATGTTCTTATCCTTAGCTAGGATGGCTAGACACATCAACTCGATCTGGCTGAAGTCACCATAGACTATCTTGTACCCCGGCGCAGCGATGAACATGTCCCTCAGGTTCCTCTTGCCTTCAGCTATCCGCTTGTGGTCCAGCTTGGGGATCTGATGGAGGAAGGGGCAGGCCACACGGCCATTCACTGTACCGTGGATCATGACCCCTATCCTGGCTCGTCCGTCACCTTTGGTCAGCTTCTTAGCGTTCTTCATGTAGTTGCCGACCAGCTTAGACAGTGACCGAAACCTCATGATGTCTTCCACTAGCGGGAACTTAGGGGCCAACTTCAAGAGCGTAGCCTTCTGTGTGCTCCAGCCCTTCGCCCTCTTCTTATCCTCAATGTCCTTGAAGAACCCAGCGTTGGTGATGGCCTTGGCCACATCAGCAGGGGTATCCGGGTTGAACTCGGGCCATGTCTGCCGCTTGATCTCGACCAGCAGCTTGTCCTTCTCGTCCGTGAACTCCACAGACAGTGCATCGATCACGTTGTGGTCAAGCCGTGTGCCGTACCACTCAGCCTTGAACAGCGTGCGTATGAAGGGGTGTACCTCATCCACGTAGAGAGCCCAGAGGTGATCGATCTTCTTGAGCCGTGCGTAGTACCGACAGAACAAACGATACGTACACTCAGCAT